CGAATTGAACCTCTCATCACCCAACGTGAAACAACGGTTAAAGAGGAAGCAAAAATATATGAAGCTAAATATCAATTAGGTTGGGTTAAAAGTAATTTACATAGTCCACATATTGAAGATGATATTGATGCTCTAATAATGCACTTTGACGAACAAATAGCCGAACTAAAAACCTTAAAACCAGAGGAGAGTGGGAAATGAAAGTAAAACATCTAATAAACGTCATGGTTTTTCAAATACATAGGCTGTTAAACACCCAAAAATACCAGTCGTTTATATCGTTTATAAAATCTAAACCAGACAAGGAATAATGTATGAGCAAAATACAAATAACTATTTATCCTAGAGTGAAAGATTGGGTTATAACTTTAGACACTTATTATAAATTGGGTAAATGTCATGCTAACATAAAACTACAAGTAACCCAAGATAGCAGTGTTGATGTTAAAAAGTCATTTAAGAACGTGGCTAAAGCCGCTGAATGGGTCAATAAAGTAATTAATGGTGAAATACAACTTAGACAGGAGGATTTATGACCCCCAACCCAATAGACCAAAGTAAAAAGGTAAAACGTTTTCACCTGCATAAATGGAGTGAGTGGAGTATTCCATATCAGACCACATTTAGTAATAAACTTGGCAATAAAAGTGTTGGCATGGTTCAAACAAAAGTATGTTTAATTTGTAATAAAATGAAATGGAGACAACCATGAGCAATACAGACCAAAGTAAACCAGTAACGATAGAACAGTTGCTTGAAACATTATCTTATAAGAGTTGTGAACAAGGTTTTGTGTTAAGTGACCCACACGATGTTGGGTATTGTCTACCAGAAGTTAATGAAACCTTACTTGCCATCAATAAAATAGTAATGGATAAGCAAATAGAAGAACGTCAATTCCATTGGGACACAATCAATGCTGTACGTTATGGTAATATGCCAGTCGATAAAGCTAGAAATATTGCACTCGATAGATTGACAGAATTACAAGTCGAACAGGAATTAACCGCCCATCAATACGGGCTAGGGGAGTAAAGGGTATGAAAGAATACCAAGTGCATTACTTTTTAATGGATGGTCGAGGTGAGAGTTATCAATCTTTTAGCACAAAGAAAAGAGCCAATGAGTTTATTACTATATGTAAATCAAGCATTTATCTAAAAGACTTAAAGCTTAAAGTTGTCACGCACCCATCAACTAATAAAGTGAAAGATAAGGGGTAATTATGGCAGATAAAACAGCTAACAATATACAAGTTGAGTGGTTTTGTTATAGATGCAAGGCTAAACACTTTGGGAATTGTCCGAAGATGAAAGTTACCCTCACTACTACTAAATTAGACGGCTACACATTTAACGCTGACTATAATGATAATAATATGGCAAATCACATTGTCAACGGTGGCGATAATCAGGGCATAACTCCAGAACATTTACAAGGTATTGGGAATATAGTGCCTGGGGAAGATAAAACACTAGACGATGATATGACAAATACTATTTTGGTGATAATCGACAAAGAGCGTAGTAGATATAAAGTAGCACTCGCAATATCAAAATGGCACTCAGCCGAACTCAACAAGGCGGTTAAAGCAGGCTGGGTTGAAGGTTATCATAAAGGCTGGCAAGCAAGAAAGGATAATGTTGATGGCAAGCTGTCATTATCGGGGGATACCCAAAGTAAAACACCTAACTAGGTTTGATGCGGAAACCCATCGTGTGTTTAGGCAAAAGGGGACTAATATCAAAACTGAGTCATATCGTTGTCCATCCTGTGGTTTTTGGCATATAGGCAGACATAAAACAACAAAATTAGAAAAACATATAACTAGATATAATGATAAAAGAGAAGAAATTATTGTCGGTAAATTAGTTGGAACACTTAAAAAACTATTGAATAAGGAGGGAAAATAATGCAGAAAGTAACTATCTTAAAGTCCCAACCTACCAACCAAGTTAGTGAGGGGAAGTGATGACCCTAGTAACCCACGATGAGAACGATAATATAGTCCATCTACCAGACGATGTTATAATAGACCCTACAACATATGAGTATTAAATACACGATCCATTACGAACTTAACGAAACTTATCGAACTATAAAATCTAAACTAAAGAAACGGACGATAAAATGACCAAGAACAACATCCTATACCTATCAGCCATAACAGTACTAACCGGACTTAACCTGATACTTTGGTACTATATAATTTTAATTGAGGGGATGAGGTGTATATGAGCAAAGAGCAAAAGGCATTACTAACTGTGGCAATCGCTGCGATAGTAGTCGGACTTGTATTTCTATGTGCCTGTGGTTGTACTTTCCTTATGTTAATTAAGAGTTTGTGATATAGTGTAGACATTATGGGCATGACTTCAACATTTACAGACGAGATATTTGACACTATATGTTCTAAACTAGCAGACGGTACTAGTCTAAAGAGAATATGTGAAGCTGATAATATGCCAGACAAAGCTACTTTCTATAGATGGATAAATAATGACAAAGAGTTGTGCGACAGATACGCGCGCGCGAAAGATGACAGTTCAGACGCACTTGCAGATGATATCCAAAACATATCTGATGACGTTCTAACTGGTAAATACGAAGCTAATAGTGCTAGGGTAGCGATTGACGCTAAGAAGTGGATTGCTTCTAAATTAAAGCCTAAGAAGTATGGCGATAAGATTGATATGACCACTAACGGAAAAGACATGGTTGTGCCTATTTTGTCAGGAATTAGCAAAGATAATTCAACTGATGATATAATTGACGATATAAAATAGTTACATAGTGCGAAAATACACGGGGTTTTATCAAATGTACAACAAATTGTTTATCATGGATGGTATATGTATAGCTTAACGACAGCAACGACTAAATTATCCAAGTTACGCAAACGTGTTCGTGCAGTAGCTGGTGGAACGTCAGCTGGTAAGACTATCTCAATCTTGCAACTTCTAATTGATGACGCACAGACAGACAAATCGCCAACCCTCACATCAGTAGTTTCTGAATCATTCCCTCACTTACGCAAAGGTGCGATGAGGGACTTTTTAAGTATTATGCAAGAGCATGGCTATTATAAAGACTCGCAATGGTCAAAGACTGACTATACTTATACGTTTGAATCAGGCAGCAAGATAGAGTTCTTTTCAGCCGATCAACCAGGTAAAGTTCGTGGCCCACGCCGTGATAGGTTATTCGTTAATGAGGGCAACAACATATCGCAAGAAACCTTTGAACAACTCTTGCTGCGTACTCGTGAATATGCGTGGTGCGACTGGAACCCAGTAAGTGAGTTCTTTATGTACACCGACTACATAGACAAGCGACCAGACGTTGATTTTATAATTCTTACTTATCTAGACAACGAAGCTCTAGACAAATCTATTGTGGGTGAGATTGAATCACGCAAAGACAATAAACAGTTCTGGCAGGTCTATGGTCTTGGTCTACTAGGTGAGGCTGAGGGGCGTGTCTACACTGGATGGCAGATTATAGACGAGATACCACACGAAGCTCGCTTGGAACGATATGGATTAGACTTTGGCTATTCTAACGACCCTACGTCTATCGTGGCGGTCTATTACTATAATGGTGGTTATATCTTAGATGAGATAACATACCAAAAAGGTCTGAGTAATAAACAAATTGCTGACATACTAAAGAACCTACCTCAAGCCCTTGTAATAGCTGATAGTGCCGAACCTAAGAGCATTGATGAGATTAAGTCTTATGGGGTTAATATCTTACCTGTAGTTAAGGGCAATGATTCAATCGTGCAAGGTATCCAATACGTTAAAGACCAGCGTATCAGTATTACTAAGCGGTCAGTCAATGGCATCAAAGAATACCGTAATTACCTGTGGAAAACTGACAAAGAGGGCAGAATTATTAACACGCCGATTGACCTGTGGAATCACTTTTTGGATGCGATGCGTTATAGTTTTGATGGGTTGCGTTCAACTGCTCAAGTCGTTCACGCCTTTAAGCCGAAAGATATGCTAAGCCGTAAGAATAGAAATAGGTGATTTATATAAGCGGTGGGACTTAGCATTAAAAAGCGACGTATCCGAACCCACCGCTGATACAACTTACTTATAAATTACTATTGTAAACATAACAATTGTGTTACAATAACCTCATCGGATGCGGGCTTAGGATATGAAATGGCCGACAAGAAAAAACAACCAACTCAAGACGTTCTAAGTACCGTAATCAACGACTTCAACTCTGCATGGGAATACACCCAGAGTTCATGGCACACTCGCTGGCAGAATAATCACTCTCTTTATAATGGTAATCGGATTAAACGTGGCTATGTTGGCATTACTGATACCTTTGTACCTATGTGTTTCTCAACAGTTGAAACGCTAACCTCAGGACTGTTCGGGTCTAAACCTAAGTTCGGTTTCCTAGCCCCAGAAGACAAGCAAGACCAAAAGACCGACATTTTGAACTCATTGCTAGATTACTACTGGGATAAAGACCAATGGAGTCTAAAGATTATCAATACTGGACGTAATATGTTCAAACTCGGTACGGCAGTTGATTACTTCTTTTGGGATGTAGACCACCCACGACTTATAAACGTTCCTATCAGGGACTTCTTTATTAGTTCAACTTCTAGCTCATTAGATGAATACTGTACCCAGTTCTGTGGCCGACGCTACCTAACGACTAAAAAAGAACTTGAATCGTTCGAGATTGTGGACTTTGACAAAGCACCTGACGCTGATGGTAATTACCCACTTAAAAACAAATACTCTAACCTAGATAAGATTATGATGGGTGCTGGAGCTAAGGGTGAAAACACTGACAAACAAGAAAAAGATATGTGGTACGGCTCGACCGTTAATGAACCAGCCGACAGCCAAATTGAAGTGATTGAATACTGGACACCAGACAAAACTATATCGGTGGCTAACAGGTCAGTCGTGATTGAAGATGCCGAGAACTACTACAAAGCTAAGGCTCGTGCCAATGGCGATAAATACCCACAAGGTATCTTACCGTTTGCTGACGCAAGGGATTACGTTGATGAATCTTTATTCTATGCTAAGGGTGAGATAGATATTATCGGCGATCAACAAGAACTTCTAAACGACATCACTAACCAGAACATTGACTCGATTACTTACACGTTGAACCAAATGTACACCCTTGACCCTAAGTATGCTCACTTACTAGCCGAGATTGAGAACTTGCCAGGTGCAGTCTATCCAGTTGAAGCTGGGGCGTTGCAACCTATCAACCAGCGACCAATCCCACCTGATGCCTTTATGGAACGCCAGAACATCAAGAACGAGATTCGTGAAGCTACTGGTGCGAGTGAAGTAGTCCGAGGCACAAGTGCTGAGGGTGCTAAATCGACAGCTACCGAGATTAACGCTCAAGTTGCCGGTGCAGGTCAGAGGTTCTCTCTAAAAGTAGTGCAGATTGAAAACGGTTACTTCTACCGTATGGCTAAGATTGTCTTTAAGATGATTCAGCTCTACGTCACCGAGCCTATGATGGTTCGTATTATCGGTAGAGATGGTACAAGTTGGGAACAGTTTGACCCTGCCGAGTTTACAGGTTCTTATGAGCCACGAGTACAGCTCGAAGCAACTATCAATAATGAGAAACAACAAGACATAAACACAACTAAGGAAATGTTCGCTGCATTATTAGGCGACCCAGACGTAAATCAAATCGAACTAAAGAAAATGATGTTAGCTAAAGGATTTGACCTTGACCCTGACGAAGTCGAACTATTAATTGCCAAACCACAGGGTATGCAAGGTCAAATGCCAGGCTTAGACCCAATGTCGCAAAATATGGGACAGCCTATGCCACAAGAAATGATGCAACCACCAGCACCAGACCCAGCTCAAATGATGGCTGAACAAAAGATGGCTCACGCTGACGAGAAGCACCAAGTAGACCTAGCTATGAAAGTGGCTAAACTACAACAAATGCGAGGTGGTCAATGAAACAAGAACAGTTAATGTCAGCCTATGACCAGTTCTTTAATAAGTCCGAAGAGGGCAAACACTTTATGTTGGCTGTTGATGAGATTATTGACAGCGCTCATAGATTAGCTGAAAATGACCCAGTATTTGCTAGAGATAATGTCCAGCGAGCCAAAGGGGCAAGGGAAGTATTGAAACATATCCAATCTGTTACAACTTTAATAAAGAAAGGCAAAACTATCTAATCGTTATCCTAATTAGTAGACCAATGTTCTCCTTTTACGTTAATAATAATTAACACTAGCCCGTGTTAGAAAATATGTGAATTACGAACATGGTTGGTCTACTAATCGGGCTAGTGATAAATAGGAAAGGTACAAGATGGAAGAAACAACCACAACCAACGCACCTGTTGATACTGGCGATGTTCAGACCATTTCGGGAATCCCAGTGGATAACCAGGGTCAAGCAATATCAGAACCAGAAGAAACAGAATCTGCTGAGGCGGTAGAAACTACCACCGAACCTGAGAATACCGAGGAAGCAACAAGTGAGCCGTCCGATGAAGACGCACAACTTACTAAGTTTGCTACCGCTAAAGGTGTTACTCTTGACAGCGACAACGCTAAAAAATTAGCTAAGATGGCTATGAACGCCGAAAAAGCTATGCACAGCAAAGCAACTAAAGCGAGTGAGATGGAACGTACTATGTCTGAAATGTCAGACGCTAGTGCTGAACGTCAAGCTCAAGCAACAGGCGAAAACCCAGAAGTCATTAAAAGACTTCAACGTATGGAGGTTAAAGACTCTATCCGTGAGTTTTGGGACAGTAACCCAGACGCTAAACAATACGAGTCAGAGATGGCAAAGATTGCAGTTGAGTCCGGCTTATATGGTTCACCTGAAGCAATCCTAAAGGCTAGTTATGCGATGGCAGCGACGCAAAATCAAGGGGCTATTAAGTCACAGGGGAAACGAGAAGCTCTCGAGTCCTTAGCCCATAAACAACAAGCCTCCGTGCCTACAGGTAATGCAGTTAATTCGTCTATGACGAGTCAAACGATTACTCCGCAGAATGTTAGTCAAATGGTAGACAGCCACGATCAGAAATGGTTTGAAGCTCATTACTCCGAGATTAACCAAGCGATGCGCGGTTAATTAATTTAGAATTGAGAAACATATTATGACAACAACAGGAGCATTTGGTTCAGGAGAAGTAAACATTGGTGCAACCGCCGCTGGCGTGTTCCGCCCAAACATTTGGTCAAAAGAAGCTTTGATGTTCGTAAAGAGCAACCTAGTTCTTTTGCCACTTATTAAACACTATGACGCAGATGTACAATCTAGCGGTCAAACACTAGAGATTCCAAACGTATCAGCTATCTCTGCTAACCTAAAAGCACAGAACACAGTTGTTACTTTGAACTACAACACTGAAACTAAAACAACGATTACTTTGAACCAACATTATGAGAGTTCGTTCATCATCGAAGATTTAGCTAAGATTCAATCAGCTTACGAACTACGTAGCGACTACACACAAGCCGCAGCCTACGCTATCGCTGAGAAGATTGATGGTGCAATCGCAACAGCTATGACTACAGCTTTCACCGGCTATGGTGCATACGGTACAGCTTTGAATGATAACCTTATTCTTACTGTGAACCGTTACCTAAGCGAGAACAAAGCCCCACGAAGCGATCGTGCAATCGTTGTTCACCCTAAAGGTGAAGCAGAACTATTGGCAATCGACAAGTACGTTCGTTATGACGCACTTGGAGTTGGTGGTACAAACAACAGCATTCAAAACGGCAAAATTGGTCGTATCTACGGCGCAGATGTCTTTATGAGCCAGAACTTGGTCTACCTAGACACTGCAACTGACGAATACAATCACCTATTCTTCCACAAAGAAGCATGGGCAGTCGCTTTGCAACAGCAACCACGTACACAGGCGCAATACAAACAGGAATATCTCGGGTGGATGGTTACAGTTGATGTTCTATTTGGACACACTGCACTACGTTCAGGCTTTGGTTTCAAACTTAAATCTTAATCAGGAGTAATCCATGGCAAAAGGTAAAAGTCCAAAGAAAGAAATGAAAAAGCCAAAAAAAATGTGCTGATTCATAAAAACAATCGAGGCTCGCAAGGGCCTCTTTTGTTGTCAAAAAAGTAACACATAAACACAAGTTTTGTAGTACAATAGTTGTATAAATAAGGAGTTCTAATGAAATCACCACTAGCAGTAGATAAAGCAACCGTTAAAGAGTTTAAGATTCCACCAGAGATTGAACTACACCCTCGTCAGAAGCTTGCATTTCTTGAGAACCAATTACATGAACTAAAGGTCGCTGCTTGGCGAGCCAGAGTCGATGTTATCCACGCTACTAGACTTAAAGAAAGCCCAATCGAAGCACTACAAGCTAAGGGTAATAACAATATTGTAGAACACAAGAACCAAGTCAATCAGTTTACTGGTGGTATCGTAATGATACAGAAACTAATTGAAGAACTACGAGCTGAGAACCCTACTGTCGGTGATACAACACCTAGCGACCAACTAGAGGGCTAGTATGAAAGATAAACTTGCGGTTATTGTACCGTCAAGAGGTCTAATGCACAGTTCAACACTCGAAGAACTGTTAGGTGAATTAGAAGGCTTTAACTACCAGATATTTTGGTCACACGCCAAAGGTCTACCGGCTTGCTTCAACGACCCAACCGAGGAAATACTTAAAGACCCAGATGTTTTTGCTGTTCTTATAGTAGAAGACGATATGATAATCCCCAAAGGCATACTTAAAAAGATGTTCGCACAGAACTATCCAGTCGTAGCTTTAGATTACCCATTTCAACAAGACGGTGATTCAACCGTTCTACACGACCCACAAGGCTTTGCATTTTGGACTGGCACTGGGTTCATCTTAATAGCTAAAGAAGTCCTAGAGGGCTTAGAAAAGCCTATATGGCGAACTGACAGGACATTTGACCCGTTTATTGACAAAGATACTATTCATTTCTGGCCACGCAAGTTAGACAAGGTTTATTATGGTTTGCACGATCTAAACTTCGGCATGGTTTTATACTCGGCTGGTATTCCAATAATGGTGATGGACGAAACGGCAGGACAACGCAAACTCGTAGCATTAGGTAAAGCTGGTACTAATAACGGAGCGCATAACATAAAAGAACTTACTATAGTTGGGCGTGATTTAGTGTCTGGTATGATAACGCCTGAAAACTCCGAGATGTTTAGAGGGGCTTTGAATAGGGTTAAGAACGTACGTTTTTGGGAGGATATTCCACCGTTCATATCTTACAAAGATAATCAACCGTATTTGAATGATGGGAGAGAGTTCAATGTCGTCCAATAAACATATCAAAATTGGTGTAATATACCCAAGTCGTGGTCTAGTCTTTAGCCAATCAGCCGACGAACTATTACAGAACTTAAAGGGCTATTTACATAAGATATACTTTGCTCATAAGTTACCAATCCCTGCCTGTTTTGAAAACCCAGTCAATCTAGCATTAGACGACCCAACAATTACGCATATATTTCTTGTTGAAGATGATATGGTACTACCTAATCACATATTAAAAGATATGCTAGAGATGGACAAAGCAGTTGTTACGGTAAACTACCCAACATCATCTAAAGGTGATTGTGCAATCCTAACTGTCAAAGACCGTATTGTTTACGCTGGTACAGGTTGCACCCTAGTAAAGCGAGAAGTCTTTGATGAACTCAAAAAACCATACTTTAGAACCGATATAATGTGGTCGCCTCGTAATATGGGGAACTACATTAAGTTTATAGGTATTAAACACGATACAAACTCTGGTTATGGGTTACATGATGTTAATTTCTTCATCAATCTATACAAGTTAAATATCCCTGTCCATAAACTAGACTATACAGTGGGACAGCGTAAACTAATCGCTCTCGGTAAAGCTGGTACGAACGATGGCGCACACAATATAGAACTGTGGACTAAATGCAAGAAAGACCGATACTTCACACTTAGAAAGAATATGGGTAAAGCACCGAAGTCAGCCCTAACGACTGTGATTGTAGATGGTAGAGAGATATTACTCGGACAGACTCACGCTCGTAAACTACTTAAATTAGGTATGGCAACCAAACCACCTAAGCGATATGTAACTATAGATGATAGCGAGGTACTATGAAACTACTAATTGTGATGATTACCTATAACCGTTTAGCTTATACAAAGCGTACGTTGCGTTATCTTTGGGACACGATTGACGTACCATATTACTTAATAATAGTAGACAACAACTCAACAGATGGCACTCAAGCGTATCTAAAGACTCTAGAGAAACGTAACAAGGCTGATATGGTAATTTTGAACCCTGATAACTATTACCCAGGCAAAGCAACTAATATAGGTTGGGAAACTGGTCTTAAGGTCTACCCAGAGGCAACTCACTTGATGAGGTTAGATAACGATATGGAACTACGCAGAGGCTGGGACACTAACGCTGCCGACTACTTCAAGGCTATACCCGAACTAGGGCAATTAGGTCTAGATCACGAAGCGATAGAAACGCCAAAAGCTACACTACGAGAAATGTATATTAACGGTAAGGTATTAAACCCCTGGCCTGGTTGTGTTGGTGGCCCGAACATAATTACCCGTAAGATATTTGACGATGGACTAAGATACGATGAGTTGATGTGGAACGATGGCCGACAATCTGCCTTACAAGAGGACTCACGTTTCAGCCGTAAGATTATGGAGCAAGGCTGGTTAGTTGGACACGCTACTGAAAACCTATCTAGGACATTTGCTAATAAGGATAATTGGAGCGAATTTCCTCAATATTATAAGAAAACCATGTTAGACCGTGGGTATGTAGCGCAAGCAGAAAGTATAAAAGAATGAAAGTATTAACGCTCTTAGGCACACGCCCCGAACTAATCAAGTTGTCATCTATCATCAAAAAGCTAGACCAGACAGTTGAACATATCTTTGTCCATACAGGTCAGAACTACGACTATGAACTAAACGAAATCTTTTATGAGGACTTAGGACTTCGCAAGCCCGATTACTTCTTGAGTGTTGGCGGTGGCACACTGGCTGAAACTATCGCTAAGGTGCTTGTTGAAACCGAAAAGGTATTAGTCAAAGAAAAGCCTGACGCTGTTGTTATCTTAGGTGATACTAACTCGGCACTCGGTGGCATTATCGCTAAACGTATGAAAATACCAATCTTCCACTTAGAGGCTGGCAACCGTTGCTTTGACCTGAACGTACCAGAGGAAATCAACCGTATGATACTTGACCACATTGGCGATGTGAATATGGTTTATACCGAAAACTCAAGGCGTTACCTATTAGATGAGGGTGTAGCCAAAGACCGTATCTTTATTATGGGTTCACCAATGAAAGAAGTGTTAAAGTCTAATCTAGCATGGCAATATAGCGATGTAATGACACGACTAGGCTTACAGATTGACAAGTTCTTTCTAGTGAATATACACCGTGATGAAAATACAGAGATACCAGAGAACCTAACTGAATTAGTTAAGTCTTTATATGCAATCGCTGACAAGTATAAACTACCAATCATTTTATCGGCTCACCCACGACTACGAAACAAGTTTGAAAAAGAGGGTATTGAACTAGACGAAAGAATTACGGTTATGAAACCACTAGGGTTCTTTGACTATGTGAACCTGCAAACTAATGCCAAGTGTGTCATAAGCGACAGTGGAACAATAGCCGAAGAAAGTTCAATACTAAAGTTCCCTGCTATTACTATCCGAAATGCCATTGAACGCCCAGAAGCGATTGATGTCGGGTCTATTTTAATGACTGGCGTAGATACCGAGAGTATTTTGCGATGTTTAGACTATGTGCAAGCACCAACAACTATTCCGAATGATTACGATGTTGATAACTGTTCAGACCGAGTAGTTAAAGTTATTCTAGGCTATACACCGTATGTTAATAAGTATGTTTGGAATAAACGATAATGAAAATAGCAATTCCGGGAGGAACGGGGAGCTTCGGTTCTGCATTTGTCAAGAAGTATCACAAACTATTTGATATTACCGTTATAAGTCGTGATGAGAATAAACAGCACGAAATGCGCCTAAAATACCCAGATGTTAAGTATGTGATTGGTGATATTCGTGATCGTGAACGTATGTTTGAAGTCCTACAAGGTTTTGACTACGTTTTTCAAGCCGCAGCACTCAAACAAGTACCGGCTTGTGAGTTCTTCCCGTTAGAAGCAGTAAAAACTAACGTCTTAGGTACGGCGAATGTGATTGACGCTGCTAAAGGTGCTAAAATTGTCTGTCTTTCAACTGATAAAGCCGTTTACCCCATAAATGCAATGGGTATTTCTAAAGCAATGATGGAGAAAGTCGCAATCTCAAATGGTGCAATCGTTACTCGCTATGGTAATGTAATGAAATCTAGGGGTTCAGTTATTCCGATATGGCAAGAGAACGCTAAAAATGGCGAACCGTTGAACATAACTAACCCTGATATGACCAGATTCTTGCTTTCATTAGATGATTCGATTGATTTAGTGATGTTTGCGATGGAAAACGGCAACCCTGGCGATATATTCGTTAAAAAAGCCCCTGCTTGCACGATTGAAACGCTCGCTAAGGCGATTAGTGATGACATTAGGTATATCGGCACTCGACACGGTGAAAAGCTACACGAGAGCCTTATATCAAGCGAAGAAATGGCGAGGGCAGTAGATATGATTGACTATTATCGTATACCGAAAGACTCACGGGATTTAAATTACAACCAGTTCTTTACAGACGGCACAAAACAACCAGAGTATCTAGCTTATTCGTCAGATAATACCGAACAATTAGATGTTGTACACGTTAAAGACTTACTAAGGACTTTAGATGAAACTCGATAAACTAGACCCAAAGACTGATGAGCGTGGCACGTTTGTTGAAGCTATTAAGCTACCCAATGACGGCCAAGTATCTTATTTGATTATTAACCCAGATGAAATGCGTGGCAATCACTACCATACTAGAAAGATTGAGCAGTTTGTCGTTATACACGGTTCAGCCGTTATTACTTGCAAAGACCGCAACACCGGAACAGTTATGAAAGCCGAACTCGGCGGACAAAACCCGATGATGGTTGAGGTTCACCCCGATAATACTCATAACATCACATCAAAGCACGGCTGTATCGTGATGATTTGGTGCAACGAACAATTTAATAAAGATGACCCAGATACTTTTGCGGAGGAAATATGAACCCATATAAGTTTGTAAAACAAGCGACAGATAATGGAGAAAGCCTTTTATCTTTATGTTCAGGTATTGGACTAGAGTTTAACAATCTTAATGCAAGTGATGTTACGGCTGTAGATATATCTGCTCGGTATTTATTAGAGTTGTCGAGAAATCATGCTGGAGTTAAGACTGTAGCGTCTGACGCTTTACAATACGTTAGGGAACAACCAGATAACAGTGTGGATGTTATTACTTTAATCGACGGCTTGGAACACATGGCAAAAACTAGAGGCAGAGAGTTACTTAAACAGATTAAAAGAGTAGCACGCAAAAAAGTATTGTTATTCTTCCCCCAAGGTGAAGCGAAAGACGGCTATTTAAAGAATGAACCGCACGGAGCATGGGGCATTGAGGGGCAAGATGAACATCAAACCCATAAGAGCGGTTGGACTAAAGACGAAGCGTTAAGACTTGGGTTTACGTTAATAGCAGAATCAAAAGAGACTAGCCAACACGGCGAACCGTACACGGCTTTGATGTTTGTATATAATAAGGAGTAGTATGTTTTCAATCGTAATGCCACTAGATACTAACCGACTAGAACAATTTAAGGTTACTAAACTAATATATGATTCATACCCACAAGTCAAAGAGTTTATTATACCGACTAGAAGCTATACTGACGTTAAAACCTACCTAGAAGCCAACGGGCTAATGAAAGACGTTAAGATTGTACCTTACCAACACGAGCGAGGTTTTAACCCTAGCAAAGCTCTTAATTTAGGGGTTAAGAACGCTCAATATGATAACATTATAATAACAAGTCCTGAAGTTAAACCATTAACTGACGTACTGCCTCAATTAGAGGGATTTGTTGGAAAGAATGTTGTATGCCAAGTCTACGACGAAACATCATCAAATGAACTCGGAATTAGTCTTGTTAATAAGATATATCGGGCTGACAGTCCTGCTATGTATTTTCTGGCATTATTTAATCGAACGGATATTGAGAAAATAAACGGCTGGGACGAAGACTTTATGAAAGGTTATGCCTATGAAGATAATGACTTTGGCGAACGCTGGATACGGGCTGGTCTACCTTTTGAAGTTAATGAAGAGATAAAAGCTTTGCATCAGTATCACCCAAGAACCGAAACTATTAAGGGTGGTATGGTAGTAAATCAGCAAAAGTTCTACGACAATACCGACAAAGGTATCACCTACTGTAAAAAC